GAGAAGGAGAAGGAGAAGGAGAAGGAGAAGGAGAAGAATATCGCGTAGCCCTTAAAGATGCCTTTTTGAAAAAAGTTGAAAATGTCTATGGACCAGAATTATTTAAGTTATATAGTTCAAATAAGGAACTCTTCATTGAGTTGATAAATAATTTATCAGTGTCAATGGAGAATTTATCAGAGTCAATGGCCGAGATAACCGGGATAAGTGACCCATCATCTCCTACCGAACAACTTCATGCGGCGAAACCAATTATTGTAGCCCACCAACCAGGAGATACTGTCCAAGTTTCAAGATACTCACCATATTACTATGCTCAAATCGTAGGAGTAATAGCAAGTTTACTAAGCAACCACGTCTTTGGCCGCGCCATTAGTGTCGCTGGAGGTAAACAATCTAACACTAGAACCACGAAACGAAAACAACAAAAATACACCAGACGTGTTTCTTATGTAAAATCCAAAAAAACAAGAAAAGTCGAAAAAGCAAGAAAAGCCGAAAAAGCAAGAAAAGCAAGAAACTCTAAAAAATCTAAAAAATCCAAAGAATAATCCTATTCAAAAAAAGCAACATAAAAACACATAGATAACTAATACAAACTAGTTCTCTATGAATTCGAATCAAAAGAAGGGTCATCCACAAAAGACGCCAGGCCTACATACCATCGACATCAAACATACTGAACTCCTCAATACATTCCACAAAATAGAAACAGAAACAATACCAAACCTTATCAAAGAGAAAGAGAACCTGAAACAAAAAATCAAAACGCTACGGAAAAACCAGTACGACGAGTACATGGACATGCGCGACCGCATCAAAGCCATCCAACAAGATATTGTGCGGCTTACCCGTCAAAAAAAAGAGTATTTACTGGACAATTCGAAACATATTTTCGATTACTTTGAACAAAAGAAGCAAATCTCGGTCGATTCAAACACACTTAACCAAAATTCCAATGTTCTCAATTCCTTCTTCAAAATCAAGGCAACAAATGCGGACGGTGCCGACCCGAATAACGACAAATACGCCAAGTCCAAGCAATCCTATCAACATTATTGGCGAAATGTGACGAATGAAATCGCCAATATCCAAGAGTTTGTGGTGTCCACGGATGTATGTGAAACCTGTCAAAAAGGAGAATTGATACCACAGGACGAAGAAGGAATTCTTATTTGCAACAATACTGCATGTGGAAAATTCGTGACTTATATAGTGGACAGTTCCAAGCCCACCAACAAGGAACCACCGAACGAAGTGTCCTATACGGCGTACATTCGACTGAATCATTTCAAGGAGATACTGTCCCAGTTTCAAGCGAAAGAGACGACCCAAATCCCGGATGAAGTGATAGAGGCCATCAAAGCCCGAATAAAAAAGGAGCGAATCAATGACATGTCATTAATCAATTACGACAAAATGCGTGAAATGTTGCGAAAACTAGGGTTCAATAAGTATTTCGAACATATTCAGTATATCAACTCGCTTTTCGGTATAAAACCCCCTGTTATGAACGAAGAATTACATGAAACCCTTTGTGTTCTCTTCATAGAAATCCAGAAACCATGGGCGGTGCATTGTCCACCAAATCGAACAAATTTTTTCAATTATACGTACACATTACATCAATTATGTGTATTGTTGGACCAAACCCAATATTTGCCCTATATTCCCATGATGAAAGACCGAGAGAAACAATTGGAACAGGATATGATATGGAAAAAGGTCTGTAATGATCTCGATTGGGAATATTTTCCAACAGTATAAAAGGCAAACCCGATGTATTTTCGGCAATTCGTGTAATTGATATGGGTTCTCTTCTTCTCTGAAAAATGTTTCACTAAAAACATAGAAAACCCAAAACAGTGTTTGATGTGTAATGTAACATACACATCAATGCGAAAATTCAAAACAGAGTAGTCATCAAGTTACAAACATGGTTAAGCGATACGAATACCACCAACAAGAGTACTGCCGAGTGTCATACCTGCACCGGTTCTAGCACTGGAACCCATGGAAGGAATAAACACATCAAGAATACTAAATGTAGCGGCTGCAGTCAATGCAATAATAATAATCTCCTCAACGCTCAATGCCTTTTTGGGTATCAACATGGCACAAATAGCCACAGCCAAACCTTCGATTAAGTATTTGATAGCACGCTTCAAAAGCTCGTTCATGTCAAACATTTCATTCATAATGAATATATAATATATTCAAATAAAATAATTGAGGCTAAATAGATTCGAATCCTTCGCTATTTCGAATAATGATATCTTATACGCGTAGTTGGTAAATATTATGTTATATAGAAAACACTTAAAAATAATAAACCAATGTATTGTATAATGTCATCGTTTGAACAGAAGAAATTACCGGATGGTACTCAGAACCCTAAATATGTAGATTTATGCGATGAAGATACGTCGATTGCCGGACAAAAGTTCGCGTGTTTGTCGTTTATATCTCCAGAAAAAATCCTAAAAAAACGCGAAGTATATTTGTTCGATCAATTTATAAAAAACTGGGAGTTCTCTAAATCAATGGAGAGATATTTCGAATTCATTCATTTTATAGCATATAAACATAATTTCAATGTAGATACATTGATTGCAGATTTCAATGATTTTGTAAAAGAAGAATCATCCAAGTTGAAGAAGAGTGGTATAGAAGATGATTACAAGAATTTTATGGATAAGCAGGAAGACAAACTAAATGAGAAGTTTAATCGTGAGCATTCGTTTCAGACGTCAGTGCGTGGTCTTAAGGTACGTGGAACATTTGCCTCTCAGGAAGAGGCCGAGCAAAAATGCAAAAAGTTACGCGAACAAGACCCCAACCACGATATTTTTGTAGGACCAGTCGGTGTGTGGATACCGTGGGATCCAGATGCATATAAGACAGGTCGAGTGGAGCATTTAGAAGAGGAGTTGAATGCATTACATAAAGAAAAGATGAAGAATGAGGAGATGGCGAAGAAAGAGTTCGAAGAGCGTGTTCGTGAAACAAAGAAGAAGGCAATCTTGGAGAATATAGAGAAAGCAAAGGCAAGTGGAAATGTACTTACTCAAACATTGGACAATGATGGTAACTTGGTAGGAGTAAAAGAAACCGTAAATTTTGAGGAACGTGATGTGGCTGATACAGAATCAACCCAGTTGCGTAATGAACTGTTGATGGACCAAAATAATGGCGAAGATTCGTTAGAAAATGTAGATTAGTCAGTGTAAAACTGATATAAACATATGATGTATTTTATTGTAATAGTACATCATAATAATAAATGACAACATTTTGTAATATTATGTATAGAAAAATAAGTGATATTCAACATAGTGAATGGTTAACCGAAACGAATCTGTCGAGAACCTTATATAGGTATAATTCTAATAAGAACGATGTTGAATGTATATCATATTCCTATTTCATATCAAGTTATATAAACGCTAAAAATTACATAAAAGTAAAATATAATTATATCAATAATTTTCTTTCAGGTCCATTTTACACACAAGAACAAAAGTTGAAGTTGCTTGTGGTATTCCAAGAATCCCAGAGATTATATCGAGCATTATGTAGATTTGCATACAAGTGGAAATGGAGACGGGCCGACTACGCGATTAAACATGATTTGTTATTAAATCAACTAGAAGAAGACATGTATTTTGTATTAACATTGCTGCATGCTGGTAAAAAGTACTTATTCACAAAGAGTGATTTGACAAACATTATAGAAACTGCATTGACTAATTCACCGTATATTTACGCAGAACCATTGCCTATAAAAAATCCCTATAATAATCTAATATTTGAAAAATCGCATTTGTATATAATATATTTTTTTATGAAAACTCGAATGTTTGTATTGCCAATGATATTTCACCAATATTTCCGTTATAATTTCCATTTGAAAATCTTTCGAGATAATAGTGAGGCAATGATACGAAAGATGTATATTTCGTCAATAATAAAGACAAATAATATGAGGAAATTACGGATTGATATTACCGAAATGATTGCTCGATACAATTCTCAAATACATGCAAGTGAACATATTTATATAGACCCAGATTTCCCAGTGGATAAATTAATTCATGCGATGAGACCACTACTTTATTTATTTTATACATCAGGTTTTAGTATAGATGTGGCTGAAAAAAATGCAGCAATCATGGAATTAAAATATCAACTCGGTATTTTTCAGCGAACTTCGCCTACATTTGGACGTAAATTTACACAATCTAGTTTGTATAGAACGATGAATCCTAAATTACCATACTACACATTTGACACTCGATACAATCCATATGTTATACATAATTATTCGAAAAATTATAATATATGCCATTGTAAAATCATTGAAGATACGAATGATGTAAATGAACATAACGTAGTCTTCCAACCACTGTTACCAATTGACCAAATTGTTCCACGAGAGGATCTGGATGTGACAACCGCATTCGTTCGAAATGATGTCGAGTATGAAGATGATGTATCCATAGAATCACACGATAACGATGATATATCAACTGAATATCAAAATGAAAGTATACAAATGGATGTAGTAGGAGATACTGAATATAGTAGTGACACTAATTAGTTGAATACATAGTGCAGATATATTTACAATATTGAAAAATTAAATCCGTTGTGTGGATGTAATTCTTCTAGTAAGATACCAGTACCGATTTGAAATCTTCATCGGTGTAAATTACCACTTCGATTTCTTGACATTAATTGTTGGTGTATTTTTCTTTTTTGATTTACTAGGGTCATATGATTCATCTTCGTCATCAGACCCCATTGATTTAGATATTTCCCAGAATTCTTTCGACCCTAGTTTGAAATTTGGATGATTCTCCGCCTTATACCAAAAAATTTGGTCATTCAGTTTATTTGATTTCGCGTTATTATTAATAACTAAACATTCAAAGTTTTCAGTACATTGGTCCATGACCGCACAAAAAGATTCCAATGTTGGAAACATACTTGCATAGTTTTCCCAAATACGTTTACGATTAGTCAAATATGGTTCTCGTAATATAAAAACGTAATCAATATTCGTACGTAAATTTGGCGGAATACCCAATGGGTATTGCATGGTAATAATAAGCATAATTTTCCAATGACGACCGTTCATGAATAACAGACGCATCATCTTATCCCGAGTCCATGATGCATCATATAAGCAATCATCCAAAATAACAAACGCTCGAGGGTCGATTGTTGTACGTTTATAGGTTTCAATTTCTTTATTTACTTGTTTAATGACAGTTTTTTGTCGCCGCAAAATATTTTCAATGAGAACCGTATTGTATTCTTCGTGTATAAATAATTTAGGTACATGTGCAGCATAAAATCCGTTGCCTGCTTCTGTTCCAGACATAACGGTACCGATTGGAATATCTTGATGATAATATAATAAATCTCTTACTAAAAATGATTTACCAGTATCACGTCTACCAATTAGAACAACAACTGGACCTTTATTTTCATCAGGTTTAAACGTAATCTCTCGCATATTAAATTTTTTCAATTCCAGTGTCATTGTATTCTATATACAATACTGGATACAAAAGGTATTTTTAGGATAAACGTGCATATGCATAGTTATTTCATTAGTTTAGAATGCTTGAAAAATATGTACTAACCACTTATATAGATTCTATTATTATAATGTCATCATTAGTAAATGAAACTCCTAAATTTAAGATACATTACACAAAACATAATGTTATATCGATGAAAGATTTAGATAAAACTAGTGTCGCAATTACTCCCGACGATATAGAAGCAGGATATTCTCCATTTCACATAGATTCTGTTCAAAATTACAATCCTATTTACAATATATGGTTTTCATTAACTGATACCAATTATAATCGCATCATCCTGAATCATGTAAATCAAATGGTTGATATGAAAACAGTGTTGAATACCCAAACCAAAACCAAAATGTATTGTCCAGTTTTCATTAAATATTCTCCGTTATTTGACCCGATTCGATATATGGTAGGAAAATACGAGCCATATAAAGAAATTATATGTAATTTACCATCATTGTCTGGACAAACCGTACATTCAAAGGTACATGACCCAAATAATATGGCATATGTAGATTACTTTTTTAGCTATTTATCGAGTCAACTCTTACATACACATAATTGTTTGCATGGGATTGATTATTATGGTTCATACACTGGTATTCAGGAACAATACAAAATAGACATTACAGATGATTACGAATATTTACAATCATCGAGTTATTTTAAAAATAATCACAATATATTGTTCAAAACATCTCGTATATCCCCCGGTGGTTATTACAATTATGGTTCTCATGCAAATAAACCAAGATTGCAATTCTTACATACACCGAAACATAATATAAGTGTAGTCAATATTGAAGATATCGATATATTACCTGATGATATTACTCCATCAATGTCAATGAGTGAACTAGATACAGAATTAGTATATACAAATTCAGTTACGTCGAAAAAACATGGGTCTGTCAGTTCATCGTCGTTATCGAGTGATGATTCAAATAGTAGCGATACAACCATTACAGACAGTGATAGTGAGAGTGAATGGGATACAGAAGATAGTAATGGTAGTGATGGTAGTAGTCATGGTAGTAGTAGTAGTGAAGAAGAAACATTTTTTGCCTATATTAAGAATTTCCCGGTGCATTGCATTGCATTACAAAAATGTCACGGTACATTCGATACACTTCTTGAGAATGAATGTCTTTCCAAAGAAGAGGCAATTGCCGCATTGATGCAAATTGTAATGACATTGTTATGTTATCAAACCGCATTCAAATTTACACATAATGATTTACATACTAATAACATCATGTATATAAATACGACTGAAGAATTTTTGTATTATACCTATCGTCGCAAAACATATAAGGTACCCACATATGGTCGAATAATGAAAATAATTGACTTTGGTAGAGCGATATATAATTACAATGGTGTACGATTTTGTAGTGATAGTTTCGCCCCATCTGGCGATGCATCTACCCAATACAACTGTGAACCATATATGGATGAAAACAAACCCAGATTAGACCCCAATTATAGTTTTGATTTATGTCGGTTAGGATGTTCCTTGTATGATTTCATGATTGATGATGATGAAGACCCAAAAGAGTACGATGAGTTGCAACAAGTAGTTTATGATTGGTGTTTGGATGATAACCATAAGAATATTCTGTATAAGCAAAATGGTGACGAACGGTATCCAAATTTCAAGTTATATAAAATGATTGCCAGAACAGTACACAAACAAACTCCAGCCGACCAACTATCACGGGATGTGTTTACACAATATATTGTACCATCGACCGATGATATTCCTAGTAATACACACGTTAACATTGATGTATTGCCCGAATATTACACAAAGTACATGTAATTCGACGTGTTGTTATACAATGGACCACATGTTTACAGATGTAAAATTGATATAAAAATAGTAGTTGATTCTAATTTACATAACTCAATGACAGATAATGCCAATCTATATGTTCCAAAACCCATTGTGAAATGGGTTGGCGGAAAAACACAAATCATCGATAAGTTGATTGTGGATTTTCCAAGAGAAATAAATAACTATCGTGAAATATTTTTAGGAGGAGGTAGCGTTTTATTCACCCTATTGTCTTATGTAAAAAGTGGAGCAGTGAAATTACACGGGAACCTATATGCATATGATTTGAATGAACCATTGATTTACATGTATAAAAACATTCAAACAAACCACAATGCATTATACGATGAGCTACAAAATATGATTACTGAATTCAATGGTTGCGGTAATGGAAAACTTAATCGAAACCCGGCGAATAGGGGAGAAGCAACAGAGTTGAAAGAGAATTATTATTATTGGATACGAAGTGAGTATAACAAATTATGTTCAACTCATAAAAATAATATATTGGGGTCTGCAATGTTCATATTCTTGAATAAAACCTGTTTTAGGGGAATATTTCGGGTAGGACCAAACGGGTTTAACGTACCATACGGTAACTATAAAAACCCAGAAATTATAAACAAACTACATTTGGAGGAAATACATCATTTGATTCAAAATGTAATATTTGATTGCTGTGATTTCACTACCTCGTTGGTCGATGTGGAACCAAATGACTTTGTATATCTTGACCCACCATATGCACCAGAAACCGACACATCATTTGTAGGTTACACCAAACATGGGTTTAATATCGACCATCATACTAGTTTGTTTACACTAATACATACATTAACTGCTACGAATAAAAAAATGATGTTAAGTAATGCGGATGTTAGTTTTGTACGGGAAAGCTTTGCACCTGAAACATATAATATCACATCTATTTTATGTAAAAGGTCAATAAACTCTAAAAATCCAGAGGCAAAGGCAAAAGAAGTTATTATAAAGAATTATTGAGCCATGCATCAAGTGTATCAAAGTAATTTTCATCGTCTCCAGACAACACCGAAATATTAGTTTCAGTAAATATGGTATTCAATATTGTGTATTTTTTTTCAATTGAACCCAGTTTTTGTGTCAAGTAATCGCTTACACAAAAACCATACAACACTTCGAATCCAGTACCTAGTACCAATTCATATTCTCGTTTCAGCGAAGGACCCGCCCATAATTTCGTTTCTACCGACCCCGCTACATTTTGTTCCTTTTTTTCTAATATTTTGATTACTTTTCTACCGTTGTTGTATTCAATGATATATGCTTCGTCTGGACATCGAAACATATCAATGTTATATTTGGTTTTTATGTATTTTTTCAATCCATTTTGTAATACAAAATATATTGTTTTGTCGTCAAATGTTTTTGACAAGTAGTAATCATATACTTTTTTTGGGTTTTTTGTAAAACTATGTTTTGTGTATCCCATTTCTAGTAGTCGGGGTTCGTTGTTGGTTTTGTCTTCAAACTGTTTTCCATATAAGTTTGTATTTGCACCACCCGCTCCAGTTCCTTTATTGATGATAGGCTGTTCCATTGTAGATTCCATTACGATAGTGTATATGTAATAACCGGGTTTTATTACATATTATCAATTTTATGTCATAAAATTATGTTTTCGATATTTTACGCCTGCATATATTTGGATTTGAACATTTCGGGTGTCATAATAGGAATATTTTCGGCAACGGCCTTTTTTGTTTTATTTGAGACATCATCCAATGATTTTACAATCAGTATCGATGTTTTTTTACTTATAGCATCATCCATTGTGCCTCCATGACCATTAACATAGTCACTGATTTCTGTATCGCGTATTTTGGTCATGACAATGTGTTTTCCATATAATGCATGTGACATAATCTCATCATCGGGGATGGCGTCGGGCTTGCTAACAGGTAATGTAGTAAGTTTATGAAGTAATTTGCACTCTTTCAAAAAATCTATAAAAGTAGGAATATTCATAGCAAAACTTTTCGCGTTTTCTTTGCCAATACCATCAATGGTTTGTAACATGGTAATTTTGGTGTCGGTAGTTTCGTTGCTCGTTAATATATTAGGAAAACCATTCATAATAGGTTGTATTTTTTTGAGCCCAATCCCTCGTCCAAACTGGTTTGATGCTGCCATAATAGTAATCAAAGATGCCTTTTCGACTTG